CGTCAACGCGCCGAATACAACGAAAAACATGATAAATTGTTCGATCAGGCACAAAAGGCCATAGACGCAGGAGAACCAGAGAAAGCATATCAATATTTGGCTCAAGCAAAAGAATTAACAAAAGCTTTCGAGAAAAATCCCTTCGGTGCGCGCGCGCACGTTGAGAAAGATAAAAAATGAAAAAAACACAGTTGAAAAAGATTTTAAAACCTTTAATAAAAGAATGCGTAAAGGAGATCATGGTAGATGAGGGCGTATTATCAGGCATCGTATCAGAGGTGGCTCGTGGAATGGGTGGAGTTCAAATTAATGATGCACCGCCTAAGATCGTCGCGGAAAGATCCGATTCCACACTCAAAAGAATGCAACGTAATGCACTTAACACAGAGCAAACAGCTAAACTAAAAGAACATAAGTCAAAACTGATGGCCGCTATTGGTGGGGACGCCTATAATGGTGTCGATTTGTTTGAAGGAACAACGGCCGCCCCGGCCCAAGCGTCAGCAACTCAAATGGCATCTCCTCTTTCAGGACAGGCACCGACGGATGCGGGGGTTGATATAACAAATTTATTTGGTTCTGTGAGTACGAATTGGAATGCTCATATGAATGTAATAAAAGAGCGAAAGTAGAGGCAAATTGTGGCTGTAAATGTGAGGGTTGAACTGCGCCGAGGAGAATCGAGCGAACGCCTTATAAGAAGATTTATCAAAAAGTGTAAAAGAGAACGAATTGTGGAGACGTATAAGACCAGAACTGATCATCATATTAAGCCCTCTGTTAAGAAAAAACTAAAGAGGCAGAAAGCAATTCGTGAAAGACAAAAACTACAAAGGAAGAAACATGATAAATTGTTTAGATAAAACACTTCATTGCGTGCTATTTAGTAGGCGGAGGTAAAAAATATGACGACTTTTCAACATAAACCAGGATTAGGCCTAACCGCTGCATATCAAGTATCCGGGAAACCTTTTGTTACGGGAGGCCTTGACTGCTCGGACCCTACGCTGCTTGAGTTCCCCTATGTTACGAGCTGGGTTGCAATAAAGAATAACGATAGCGAGGAGCCCCTTCGGCTCGGATTTTCTAAGCTTGGACTGATGGGCTCGAATTATGTTACCATTGCGCCACAGACCAGTGCAACCGCCGGCAACAAAGGCGCCGACGCGCGAATGTATGATTTAAAAGTAACCGAAGTCTGGCTCTCGGGCTCTTCTGATGTCGATGTGTTGGCCGGCCTTACGTATATTGAGACGGGTCAGATTAATAATTCGTCAGTGTCACCCTCTGGGTCAAACTGGTCTGGCTCTCTCGGCGCCCTTGTAGGTTAGGGGGACTACGGTGTGGCCAAACAATACACAGGCTGGGCGTATGTAAGCGGCTCTGGCAACGATGTTAATGCTGATGGTCCCGTGGGGGCCGTTCAATATCATGCGGATGGAGCCGGATCCATCAGCGGCTCTAAAGAATTATTATTTGTAACGTCCTCTTCCCCTTATCAATTACGTCTTACGGGCTCGCTACATGTTTCGGGCACCATTACGGCTCTAAACTATGATGTTGTAAACCACACAGTTACATATTTCTCTTCTAGTGGCGATTCAAAGTTCGGGAACTCCATAGATGATCTTCAAGAGTTTACCGGATCCGTCCAAACCAGTGGCGCTGCGAATTCAACGCTTTTCCGAGTCGACGGGGGAGCCACATCACCTGTTATATTTGCTACCGGCTCCGGTCGAGTTGCAATTGGCCACGATTCGCCTAACTATGCTCTTTCAGTTAATGGTTATATGGAACTTGGAAATGGGAGTGGCCTCGGGTATGTCGTGTCGCGCGGCGATGTCGACACGTATCTGAAATTTCACAATGATTCTATTGCACTTGTTGCCGGAAACAACCAGCTTCTGACTTTAGACGAAAACGGTACCGACAAAGTTATACTGGGTTCTTCAATTTCAGATATCACTTATATCTCAGGAAATTTCTCTGTCTGTGAGGGCACCGCTTCAATAGCCCACCTTAGCGGCTGTTCGCCAATTCAGGTGCATGCGCCGATATCATCATCATATAACATCTCTGCTTCTTCATTCTATGGCGATGGTTCCAATCTCACAGGAGTTCCAGATATCACTGGAACGCCAGCAAACAATGAAATAGCAGTCTGGACAGACGCCGATACGTTGGAGGGTGAAGGAAAGCTTACTTTTGATGGTTCTGTGCTTACTGTTACCGCCGACGTCTCTGCATCGGGGAAGTTTTCGGCTACTTCATTCTATGGCGACTTCTATGGCAACAGTCTTATAAATAACTCCGGACACCTCACCATTCAGAATGAGGTTGCTGACAAGAAAATCATCAACAAGCTCGGTAGTACTGACTCAAATACCTCTTTTCAGATACGTGCCTCCGATAACACCGCGCATTTTGCGGTAGATGGAGCCGGCACGGTTGTTGTTACACCTACCGGTATATTGCAGATTAGCTCCGCTGGGGTGCTTTCTTCGTCTGCTAACCTTTCTGCTTCCAATTTCTATGTGCCCCCCGGCAATTCCATCTTCTTTGATGGAAGCAGCGAAACATTTAAGATCACAAACAACGGTACCAACCTAGACATCAATGGCGCCAACATTAATTTAAATGCGACTACAACAACCCTCAGCGGCGATCTTAGCGTTTGTGCGGGAACTGCCTCAATAGCCCACCTTAGCGGCTGTTCACCAATTCAGGTGCACGCGCCGATGCAAATACAATCTCTAGATGAAGGCGGCATTCTGTTCGCCGGCACGGACGGTGAGCTAAGCACCGACGTTGACAACCTCGAGTGGTCCACCGATCGCGACGACAACGACGGCTATCTAAGTCTGTTCGTTTCTTCTTCTGCTAGTGGTAGTGCCGCACTCGGTGACGGGATGTTCATGGTGACCGACGAGAACGACGACGACATCTGCTTTATCAGCGCTGACGGCGCCGAATTCGCTGTCGGCATTTCAGCATCTGCCAATGTTTCTGCGTCTTATTTCTACGGAGATGGATCTAACTTAACCAATCTTCCTGGTGGTGGTGGTGGTGGTGGTATCTTTACTGAGTTGGGTGCCACGACTGCAGCCACTACGAGTAGTGTTAAGATTGGTACCGGCTCCGCTCCTATGATTACTTTGGATGTCCACTATACCGGTAGCAGCTCCCCAGTAAACCTTTCAAATGATACTGGTGGCGGTGAAGTCGTATATTATGGGGGCTCCGGGGGGCCCCAGGTTGCTGGAGGCATCTATTACTTGAACAGTTCGGGCGACTGGGCATCAGTTGATAGCGCAACTACTGGAAGTGGACATAATCAGCTACTGGGCATAGCTCTAGGCATGAAGCCGTCCGCCGATGGTATTTTGATTAAAGGATACTTCGATGTGCATACTCACTATTCAGGATCCTTTATTAAGGGGGGCCCCGTATATATCCAATCGAGTAGCGTGGGACGAACCGCTACGGGTGGCGGCTATCTAAGTGGCGCCGCCCCGTCTGCTGGTGATTCATATGTTAGAGTTGTGGGTTATGGTACTGATACTGCAAATGTGATTTATTTTAATCCGGATAGTACTTATGTAGAGTTGGTTTAATTAGGACAAAAACGAATTAATGGAGAGACTGTAAAAGATGCTCTTTCCGGAACACATAGGCCTATAACGAAAGCGTGAGTAAAAAGAGGGGAGCATGACAGATGGGAATATCCAGAATCCAGGGACTTGATGCTAGTGTCATTAAATCTGTTGACGAAGTTGAAGTAAATGCTTCGTGGACCCAACGATATGCAATTGATTGGAGGGCCCAAGATGCGTACGACTTTAAAACATCCGGGACGAGCACAATTAAAGGAGTGTCGTGGTCGGTGGGGGATATGGCAAAAGCATCAAAAGTTGAAGTGGTTAATGGCTCGGGCCTTCACTTTGAGAGTGACGGAGGTACGGCAACCCAGTGGTATGAGGCCGCCCCAATTACTGCACCCCGCATTTCGGCGTCGGTTCAAGCCGGTTCTGACTCGGTTTATGGTTCGGCCACTTATACTCAAGCGTTATGTCTTCAGGCGATCATTAACCCTTTAACAGATTTGGGCGCCGACACCGACGAGTATGGCCTAGTCCTCATGAATGCTGCTACTGCATATTATGCGGTTACAGCCCGGCAATATAATGCGGCCACCTTTTCGGGAAAGGGGTCCAAATTGTTGCGTGCGGTTAATACTACTACTGCCGACGTTCCTGGCGCCGCCGAAGCCGCGCCACACAAATTTTTTGAGATAGTTTTTTTCCCGGGGGGAACAGTTTACGTTTCATCATCTCCGGATACAGACTTCGTGCAGCCGATGAGTACCACAACATTTCAAAAATTCATTACTACTAATTCAGTTATAACATCAACCGGCGGCGCCACGTCATGGGACAAAGATGATATGTATGTGCTTTTTTATTTGGCAAATAATGGTGCGAATGCATCAGATTTTAAGTTTGCTGTAGAAAAGTTTCGCATGCTTACGTTGGGAGAATAATATTAGATATGAGTAATATTAAATCTATTGGTGGAACTGAAATGGGTGCTGCTTGGACCACTCGATATGAAATTGATTGGACTGAGCAGTCTTCGTACGATTTTAAAACCAGCGGCAGCGCGACAATTGGGGGGGTGGACTGGGAAGTGGGGTCCATGGTCAACGCTAGTGCAGTCGATGTGATTAATGGTAAGGGCCTAGTTTTCGAAAGTGACTCTTCCAGGCCCTCTCAATGGTACAATGTAGGTGGGGGCGTACTCAGCGCCCCGCGCATAGGGGCGAAAGTCGACGCCGGCTCGGGCCCAATATATGGTGATACCGGCCTTAGTCAGGCACTTTGTTTTCAAGCAATCATCGAACCTCTCACAGAGCTAGCAGGCAAATATGACGAGTATGGCCTTGTTATATGCTCGATCGCTGACTGGCAGCGCTATTATGCAATGGTAAGTCGACAGTTTGATTCGACAACTTTTTCGAATATCGGGGGTTATTTGTTGCGGTCGGTAAATGATAGCGAGGCCCTCGTTGCAGCGGGCACTGAAGCCGCGCCTCATAGGTTTTTCGAAATTGTTTTCTACCCCGGAGGAATGGTTGTTGTATCTACCTCGGCAGATACGGACTTTGTAGAACCGCTCTCCGCGACAACTTTCCAAGAATTTATTACCACAAACTCAACCATTACCTCTACAGAGGGAGGAATAGCTTGGGACAAAGATGATATGTATTTTATTTTCTACACAGTAAACTGGAAAAATTACAGCGGGTCACCCCCGCCAACAAATTTTAAGTTTGCTGTAGAAAAATTCCGGATGCTTACGCTGGGAGAATAATATTTAGAAAGCGGAACAGGAGATTGGTTGATAAAATAACCACTTTAGTGTCCGAAATTATAACTATTAGTCATTTTCCTCGTCTTGCGTACTATTTATTTTTGATAAGATATATTTTTAGGAGTATTTTATGTCTTCACTATTAGAAGAAGCCATTGTCGACGCGAAGGCGCTCAAGGATGTTGCATTGAAAAATGCTGAAAACGTTGTGTTGGAGAAGTATTCCACCGAGGTTAAAAGTGCCCTTTCTACTTTACTAGAACAAGATGAGTTTGGTTTAGAAGAAGAGGCGCCTCAAGTGGACACTTCTTTTGCCGATGACATTCCGTTTGCTTTTCAAAACGAAGAACTAGATGCCGCGGCTGAAGGCGAATTAATTGAGATCGATTTCGACCAGTTAAAGGCCCGCATTGCTGAAGAAGAGGCACAAGGAATTGAGGCACAGCCCGAAGAGATGCTGTCCGCAGCAGAGATTGCGCCCGAGATTGCAGCTACGGAACTTGGGGAACAGGTTACGGACAAAGAGCTCGGCGATGATGCCGGTGAAGATGAGGCTTCCCTCGCGGGCGCAACCGCGCGCGTCAATCTAGATGAAGATGAAGAGATTAACCTTACAGAAGAAATGCTTTCTGAACTTATTGAAGAGTTAGTTGTAGATCTAAAACCTGTTCCGCAGGGATGGTCTTCGATTAATTCTGCTGATAACGGCGTTGAGCAGGCCAACAACGATGCAATGGCCGCGGCCCAAGATGCTCACCTTGAAGAAGTCGAAGAACTTGAAGAGGAAGAGGAAACGGCCCCCGACGTCACTCATATGGTTTATGAAACCAAAATTAAAAAACTTACAGAATCTACAAAGGAGCTTTATGCTCTTTTGATGAAAGCCAAGGGACAGCTTACACAGCTGAACTTGGAAAATGCCAAGCTTGTTTATCAAAACAAGGCACTAAACAGCGCCTCCTTGAATGAGCGACAAAAGAATAATATTGTCGAAGCTGTTCAATCTGCCAAATCTGTTGAAGAAGCAAATATGCTTTTTGAGACAATTCAAAACGCAGTGGGAGTTTCGAACTCTAATAGTTCGAGACCACAAACACTTCGTGAAGCTGTCACAAGGCCTACTTCGCTTTTAATCAACTCTAAGAGAAACAACGAGGCTGCAAAAGATCCAAAATTGGATCGCATGCTGCGTTTAGCAGGTTTGAATAAATGACATTCAACAACAAATATAGGAGGTTATAAAATGTCTATTGTACAGAAATTAACCGAAGGTATTGTCAACCGCGACCTTGCGAAGGAAGGTGCTGCTCTCATTTCAAAGTGGGAGAACACAGGACTTCTTGAGGGTATTGGTGATGATACCGCTCGGTCCGGGATGGCCCGATTGCTTGAGAACCAAGCAAAAGAGCTGCTCCGAGAGTCTTCCACCATGGCTGGTGGAGACGTGGAGGGCTTTGCGGCTGTCGCATTTCCCCTCGTTCGCCGTGTATTCGGCTCCCTGATCGCCAACGATCTCGTTAGCGTTCAGCCGATGAGTTTGCCCTCGGGCCTCATCTTCTTCCTCGACTTTACGTTCGGTGGAAACTACTTTGATACTGATGATCGTGTAGGATTTCAGGTTGGAGAATCGGTTTATGGTGGCGATCGTGTTGGCGCACAGATCACTGGCGGTGTTGACCTAGAGGGTCTAGAAGGCACCGACGCCGGCGGCCCTTACAACTTACGTAACGGCTATTCGTCTCCGACGGGTACTATGGCCAATACTAACCGGAACGTTTGCTGCTCGGGAACCCTGACCGGTCTGGGCTCCGTCGAACGCGATTCTCTCGGAGTCTCCACCTTCGCTGGTGGTTCGGGTCTGTCGCCCATCGATTCCGATTACGGTGATACGTGGACGGTTGACTATGTCAATCGCATCCTGCGTTTTGACCCGGATCTGACGTCTGGTTCGTCGTTTGTTATTGCTTCCCAGACTGGCCTCGCGGCCGCTCAGGTAAATCTTGACGATTTGGTTGCAATCTCTCAGACTGGTAGTAATATACCGGGCAGGACTTTGGTTCACAGACTTACTGTCCTTAGTAAGTCGCTCGACGGCGGAACGACGAATGGCGACGAATGTCACATTGTCTTTGTGGGCACCGGTACCGCAGACCAGACTGAGGCTGCGGTCAACGCGGGAGGTAGTCTTACCTTCACCGAGACTGATGACTTTGTGAATGCAAGTTCTGCTCGCGCCATTGGTGCTATCCGCGGTGATGCTAACTGGGGACTTGAGGGTAGTCAAGGCATCCCGGAACTCGACATTAAGATCGATTCCGTGGCCGTCACGGCTGTCACCAAGAAGCTCAAGGCCAAGTGGACTCCGGAGTTAGGACAGGATCTTAACGCCTACCACAACCTTGATGCGGAAGTTGAGCTTACTCAGATTCTTTCTGAGCAGATTGCTCTTGAAATTGACCGCGAGATCATCGAAGATCTTGTCAAGGGTGCTACCGCCGGTGTTCGTTACTGGTCGCGACATCCTGGTGAATTCCTTGTTCGCGAAACCGGTGCCATTTCTGATGTTACTCAGGACTTTACTGGTAATGTGAGTGAGTGGTATGAGACCCTCATTGAAACCATCAATGATGTCTCGGCACAGATCCATCGGAAGACTCTCCGTGGTGCTGCCAACTTCGTCGTCTGCGGACCTGAAGTTGCCAACATCCTTGAGTTCACTGCTGGTTTCCGTGCCAATGTGACTGCTGATAGCGACCGCGGCGACGCGGGTGCTGTTAAGGTTGGTTCACTTTCGAAGAAGTTCGACGTGATGGTCGATCCTTACTTCCCGCGTAACTTGATCCTTATTGGTCGACGCGGAAGTAGCTTCCTTGAGAGTGGTTATGTGTATGCACCTTATGTGCCGCTGCAGACCACGCCTACTATCTTCGGCGTTGAAGACTTCGTGCCCCGCAAAGGCGTGATGACCCGATATGCCAAGAAGATGGTTCGTCCGGATATGTATGGTTTAGTTGTCCTTCGAGGCCTCGTAGACTAATCATAACCGACGTAAGGTCAAAATAGTAAAAGCCCCGTCTCTTTTTGAGGCGGGGCTTTCTATTTAGTAGTGAACCAATAGAGGTATATTTATGGCCATCCCCACTTTAAGCCCCGCATCAACAACAAATTCTAATGTATTGCCTGCTACTGGATCGACCACGAATGTAGCCGCCACTCTTCCGTTTGGAATTTATGCAGCTGCAGTTAATTTTTTATCTGGCGCCGCAGATCAGGTAGCCTATACATATAAAAAGCTAGGGGGCGATGTTCTAGATATTGAGCTCGCTGAAGGGAATGTTTACGCTGCCTATGAAGAGGCTGTTCTAGAATATTCCTACATTGTTAATCTTCATCAAAGTAAGAACTCTCTATCCAGCCTAATGGGAGCACAAACTGCTTCTTTTGATGAAGACGGTCAAATTATTGCGGGAGATTCTCTTTCGGGAAGCAATGTCGAATTAAGATATCCACGTTTTGATTATGGCTTCGCGCATCGAGTTTCCGAGAGGTCCATTACCGAAGTGGGTCTTGGAGGAACGCTTCCTATATATTCGGGCTCCGTTAAAATGATACCGGGCCAGCAAGATTATGATCTGCAGTCAACCCTTTCGGCTTCGTCATTTTTGTCTGCCTCTTTCCCCTACTATGAACAGGTTCAGGATAAAAGAGTTGTAATTCGTAAAGTGTTTTTTAAAACACCTCGGGCAATGTGGAGATTTTATGGATATTATGGAGGCTTCTCGGTGGTAGGTAACTTGAGAACCTATGGACAGTTTGCTGACGACTCAACCTTTGAAATCGTTCCCACCTGGCAAAACAAGCTACAGGCAATTCAGTACGAAGATGCGTTAAACGTACGTATTTCTCATTATTCATATGAGCTTAAAAATAATCAGTTAAGGATTTTCCCGCAGCCAGACGAAACAAGTCCTGACAACTTTTGGGTGGAATTTACTATTGAGCAACAATATGCTCCATGGGAAGAAGGCAGCGGCCAACCAAAATCTGGCATAAAGGGGGTTAATAACATGAATACTCTCCCGTTCCAGAACGTTCCATATGCTAATATTAATGCCATCGGAAAGCAGTGGATTCGAAGATTTGCGCTAGCACTAGCTAAAGAAACTCTGGGGCAGATTCGTGGAAAATTTGCAGTCGTTCCCATTCCAGGAGAAAATGTAACACTGAATGCGGCCGATCTTTTGGGCCAAGCGAAAGAAGAACAAACAGCTCTTCGCACCGAACTCAAAGAAACACTTGACCAACTCACATATGCTCAGCTGGCCGCTACAGATTCTACGCTTCAAGATTCTACTGGGAAAGTGCTTCAGAATATTCCGATCGGCATCTTTGTGGGGTAATCTAGATGTCAGATCCAAAAAACAAGTGGACCCAACCGGCAGCACCGCCGCCCCCCATGTTTTTTGGGAAAAAGGAGCGTGATCTTGTCAAACAAGTCAATGACGAGTTAGTCGAAAGAGTCGTTGGCCAAACAGTAGCTTACTATCCAGTCAGCGTTGAGGAATCTAATTTTCATGATGTTTATGGGGAGGCCATTAATAAAATAACCCTACCACCAGTTCGTGTTTATGCCTACGTCGTGGTTGAAAACGAGCAGACCAATGAAAAGTATGGATATGATTATCAAACTAAGTTAACTGTTAATTTTCATCGACGTAGATTAACCGAAGATCAAGACCTATATGTACGTGTTGGGGACTTTGTTCAATATGGAGAAGAGTATTATGAGATAGTGCGTCTATATAATGATACTCGATACTACTTTGGCCAGGTTGAACACAAATTTCAAATAAGCGCCGAATGCGTGAGAGCAAGAAAGGGAGTGTTCCGTGTCAAAGCCTAAAAGTTTAGCAATTACTTTTGCAGAGGATCCTGCTCTCACTGCTGAGCGCATAGCTGAGGAAGCAAGAATTCAGAGAAAGAGACAAACCAAGAATATAACAAGCGTAAGGTCGCAACGTCAGATTGAGAATCCGCCCAAAAATCAAAACTTAGGTCTTAACAACCCTGATGGTATAAAAACGATTCCGTTTATGCCGTCGTCGCTAGAAACTATCGACGGCTCTGTTATGGATTATATAGAAGACAGGCTTGATATCTATGTTGATACTAACGATGGTTTTAAAAAGGTTCCCACTTTGTGGGTCACCGCTGAACGCGCTTATCAAATAAAGCATAACAAGGATTTGAGAGATAAAGAAGAAGCTCTCGTACTTCCTCTTATTACGGTTAATAGAACCAATATTGAGAAAAACCCTGCGTCTGAATATGCCATTCCTGCTGCAAATATCCCGGAGGTCCGGGACGCGATGGGGGGCTCTATTACGTATGCCAAACGGATATATCAAAAAAAGACAGCCGAATTTCAAAATGCTATGGCTAAAAGAAAGTTTAATCAAAATACGTGGCCTGGAATTAAAGACAAAAAGGTGGTATACCAAACGATTTCTATTCCTTTCCCTACATGGATAGCTGTTAATTATGAAATTTCTATTCGAACCGAGTACCAGCAACAGACTAATCAAATTATAAGAAAGTTTATTCGCCAAGGCGGCCTTAACCGAATGCCGTTTCGCTTAGAACGAGATGGTCATAAATTTGAAGCCTTTATAGATGGAAACTTAAACAATAACTCTAACGTTGCGGCTCTGAATATGGCCCAAAGAAATTATGAGTCAACTTTAAAGATGAAGGTGCTTGGCTACCTAATTGGGGACGGAGATAACCAAGAAAAACCAAATATTGTTTATCGAGAAAACGCCGTTGAGGTGAAAATCCCTAGGGAAAACGTGATATTAGGGGACATTCAGGAGTTCCTAGATAATTCTGGATTTTATAAAGAGTAATGGTTGTTTAGGGTTTCTTTCCACTATTTATATTTGAACACATACTTTAAGGTTCTGAGGAGACACAGCACATGTCCGTTGACAGATTTAGATTCGTATCCCCCGGGGTGTTTATCAATGAAATTGATAACTCACAAATCCCGGGACCCCCGGCTCTCGGAGCCGGCCCCGTAGTTATAGGTGTTTCAGCGAAAGGCCCGGCTTTAGTACCTGTTACTGTTTCAACTTATAAAGATTTTGTTGATTTGTTCGGGGCCCCTCAGCCCGGCAGCACTCGAAATTCTGATACATGGAGGCTTGGCAATAGATCCAACCCTACGTACGGTGCATATGCGGCCCAAGCCTATTTGGCCAACGCGTCTCCCTTAACATACATTCGGCTTGTGGGTGATCAAGATCCTGCAGCCACGGAGGCCGCTGGTTGGGAAGTTCCAGACTTCGCCTCGGATGAGGCATCCACGACCGGAGGCACTTATGGCCTCTTCATTATAGGAACCGGTTCAGCCGCCGCCACCCCCGCCATCGGTCATGGCGAGGGAATGCTCGCTGCTGTTTTCTATCTTAGTGGTACTGCCACGACAATCGGCTTGAGCGGCAACGTCGCCGGCGTCTCCGCTCTGACATCTGCCTGCGCAGCCCTCATAGAGCCTGTTACAGTGGGTGATAATAAAGAGTATAAAGTACGAATCGAAGGTCCCGATCAGGACACCCTAGAGACCACTTTCAACTTTAATCCAAAGAGCGGCCGTTACATCCGCAAAGTTTTTAATACAAACCCCCAAGTGTTGAACCCTGCTATTACTGGAGATGCAAATAAGAAAAATTATTTCTTGGGACAGTCTTACGAAAGAGCAGTCATAGATTATGTCGAGCAACTCGAAGGCTCCGGCGATATTACTAGAAGTGACTTTAGTAATACCTATGGTGTTATTATAGGCTTGTCGAGCGGCAGTGTCAAGGGAGGCGATTTTAGGAGAGCATACGCGACTCCTGCCACCCCGTGGATTGTCGGACAAGACTTGGGTTCTAACACCGGCAGTTTCGATATTAATAGTAGTGTCGAACAGCTATTCCGTGTACACTCGCGCGAAGATGTGGAATACGCACAGCGTAACTATAAGATTTCATTTAGCAATATTAAACAGTCACCTAATTCTAATTTTAATCCCTATGGCACTTTCTCACTTCTTGTTAGAAGTATTCAGGATACTGACGAAAATCCCGCTATTCTGGAACAGTTTGATAATCTTAATCTCAACCCCGCTTCTAACGGCTTCATTGGGAAGAGGATTGGTACTCGTACGTACAGCTGGGATGCCGCAAACACGAAATGGGACATCGATGGACAATACGATGTTCAATCAAAGTATATCCGCGTAGAGCTAACTGATCAGGTTGCAGCCGGAGATCAGGAAGCGACCCTTCTACCCTTCGGTTTCCGCGGCCTCCCGATACATCGCGGCTTTAATATTGCAATTAGTGGGACTAGAGGCAATGGTATGTATGACTATGACCTGTCCACTGCTAATATGTCCGAGGGAGCCTTGCCGATCTTTGCCGACGGCGGCGCGGAGGACATTCCGAACCCAGTCCTCGATCTTCCTGGCGCCTCACTTCGCCAAGGCGCCTACTTTGCCGACGAGGCCTTGATTCACACGGCCTCACTCCTAACGCCGGCGCTCCCTCAAAGAGCAAGGTCAGACGACGGGCGCCTTCTTAAGGAGACCAATGCTTTCTGGGGTCTTACTACTAATCAAGCTGACAATACGTTGCTGTTTGATGGTTCGATTCGAGACATGGTTACCATTATGCCGGAAGGTATTGCAGCTGGGATGACAATTTTATCTCCTGGGTTTTCTTTGGACGATTTGGCGCCAGTAAACGCCGGAGACCATGATGGGTCTCCAGCCAAGCACAGCGGATCAGATCCGGGGCTTTACTTCGACACTATTGCGGGTAGCTCGGCTACTATTAGTGCCCTCTCGCCCTATCGCGGAACGCCAACGGGCGGCCGCCGCGCTGGTACATCGTATACGGCTGTGAGCGGCACGTATACTGAGGTACTTGATCTGGGCTATGATCGCTTTACCGTACCATTATATGGTGGGTTTGATGGGTTTGATATTACCGAAAGAAATCCATTTAACAATACACGAGCCCTAGGCGGCGCCGACGAATCAAGTATTACGACGGCAGCGTACCCAATGTACTACACACTTCGGAAAGCAATTGATTCGGTTTCGGATGTAGATCAAATTAATATTAATATGGCCGCTGTTCCGGGTGTTACCGATATCCAGGTTACTGACTATCTGTTGGCCATGGCCGAAGATAGAAAAGATGTGCTGGCGGTTATTGATCTCGAGGGCGGCTATCTTCCGGTTACTGAGGGGAGCGCTACCGGTCCCGTGGCCTTTAATGAACGCCGCGGCACATCAGTATCAACTGTGACCAAGATCGAAGATCGTGATTTTAATACAAGTTACGGGTGTACGTATTATCCATGGGTTCAAATTAATGATACGGCCGCATCGACTCGGGTATGGGTGCCGCCGTCCACTATCGCAATGGGTGTTTTGGCAGCCTCCGCTGCACGTGCCGAGCTATGGTTTGCTCCTGCTGGCTTCAATCGTGGCGGCCTAAGTCGAGGCTCAGCGGGTCTTAATGTTATAAACGTTATCGAAAAGCTGACAGCTGATCAACGAGATGATTTAT